CTGCTAAGGAAGCAGGCGAAGAATACGATCCAGACGGTGACGAGGATGATCTGTTTGATCCAGATGAGGATAATCCAAACGAATCAGAGCCGTTTCAGCGTAAACGGACGTTTCAGCAACGAGATTACAACGGCGAAATCATCCGTTTAATTTCATTGATTGCTCGATTAGAGCAGCAGGCGGTATCTACTCGCAAGCTACGCGCCGAAATCAAGGTCGTAGAAGCAATGGCAGATAAGGACAAGGACAAAGATGCAGATAATCAGCTCACAGACACGCAGCTGGATAGCGCACTTCAAAGCCTTATCACCGGATTCCCGCTATAAGCTACTCGCGGAGATGACGCGAGAACAGAAATTAAAGCTTAAAAACTTATTAGAAGAATTAGAAGTAAGGGCAAAGAGCAAGCTATTTAGCTTTTTTCCAGAGGAAGGTCCACTACGGCGTGAACTCTACACAAAGCACATGGCTTTCTTTAAGGCTGGTGCAGAAGTACGTTCACGTTTATTTATGGCCGGCAACCGTGTCGGTAAGACGATTACAGGGTGTACTGAGGACGTTTACCACTTAACAGGCTTATATCCTGAATGGTGGGAAGGCAAAGTCTTTCATGAGCCGATCCGTGCATGGGTCGCTGGTAAAACCAACGAAACAACGCGAGATATTATCCAGCTTGAATTGCTGGGTAACGTGACCTATGAGAATGGCCGTAAGACGTTTGATGGTACAGGTTTAATCCCGAAGCACCTCATTGGGAAGATTTCCTGGCGTCAAGGTGTGCAGGATCTAGCAGATACAGTCCTGATCCGACATGCCAGCGGTGAAGGCTGGTCCAAACTAGGTCTGAAATCGTACCAACAAGGCCGTGGATCGTTTGAAGGTACAGCACAGCATCTTATCCATCTGGATGAGGAACCGCCGCAGGACGTATATACAGAGTGTTTAACACGTACCGCAACCACAGACGGTATTGTGCTTATCACCTTTACGCCGTTGGAGGGTCTAACCTCCATGATCTTAGACTTCATGGAGAAGGCTAAGAACGGCACCACAATCATGATTCAGGCAGGCTGGGACGATGCACCCCACTTGTCAGAGAAAACCAAGACGGAACTACTGGCTGAGTTCCCAGCACACGAACATGATGCACGTTCCAAAGGTGTGCCGATCAGTGGTAGCGGATCAATCTATCCGGTGCCAGATGAGCAGATCATGGTTGATCCGTTTGTTATTCCGAAGCATTGGCCGCGCATCACCGGTATGGACTTTGGCTGGGATCACCCGACAGCAGCAATTAACCTTGCCTGGGATCGTGACAACGACATTATTTACGCCGTTGCTGAATATGGTCATTCACGTAAGACACCGATTGAACATGCACCAAACATCAAAGGTCTATGCGATTGGGCGCCGGTAGCATGGCCCCATGACGGCGTAAACACTGAGAAGAATGGCGGTAAGCCGCTGAAAGATCAGTATGAAGAACAAAAGCTAAACATGCTGGCAGAGAAAGCCACGTTAGAAGATGGATCTAACAGTGTGGAAGCTTCAATCAGCTTGATCCTGCAACGTATGCAGACAGGCAGATTCAAAATATTTAACACGTGTACGCGCTTGATGGATGAGAAACGCATCTATCACCGCAAGAACGGCAAGATCGTTAAGCTGAATGACGACTATATCGATGCTATGCGATATGGCGTGATGATGATCCGTTTTGCGATTACCGAGCCAGTACGTATCAAAACAGAACGCAGAAGGACCAGACTATGACAATCGATGTGAAATATGGCGTTTTAAAAGAACTTCACGTACCACAGAAGCTAGGCGTTATTGCCACTATTGCGAATGTGAAGATCAATGCGCCTGGTCAGGATGAAGTTGATGAAGCAGCCTTGATCCTTTCACGCCGTAGCTTTGGTATGGGCCGTTCTCACCTGATATTACGCAACCAGATACATGCAGTATTAGACGTTGAAACATTGCTACAGGTCGCACATGACGCAACGACGGCGTTATTTGGTACAGCAGATAAAGATGATATGCACCGTATCGCAGACTTATTACTCAATAGCGTAGATGAGCTGGTGATGCACCCACCAGAGGACATCATGATTGAGCGTAAACGTCAGCAAAAAATGATTGAGCAGTCCGGTGTGATTATCAAAGTGAATGATGAAACTATTTTGGATGCTCGATAATGTCACAGCAAAGCAAGGTATTCAGCGAAAAGCTGGATCAGGATTTTTTAAAGTCGGATGATGGTGTATTCCTGCAATGGGCGCATGGGCTATATGCACGTGAGCTTGATATTCAAGCAGAATCGCGGACTGAACGCGCATTAGATACTGCATTCTATGACGGCGACCAGTTCACCGATGAAGAACTGGCAGAATATGAATCACGCGGCCAAAAGGCACGTGTATTTAATGAGATCAAGCCGACAGTAGACTGGTTGCTGGGCGGTGAACGTCGTGTACGTACCGATTGGGCTGTATTGCCACGTACCGAGGACGATAGCGAAGCCAGCCTTCGTAAAACGAAACTGGTCAAATACGTGGACGATATTAATAACGCACGCTGGCATCGATCAGAAGCCTATGCAGATATGGTCAAGAATGGTGAAGGCTGGATCTGGATTACATACGAGCCGAATGCAGACGGCGAAAACCAGATCATGCTACAGCATGAACATTGGCGTCATATCATTTGTGATTCCAAGTCGCGCCGTCGTGACATGACCGATATGCAGTATCTATGGCGTGTAAAGATTTTGCCATTAGAAACACTGGTGAATCACTTTCCTGAAAAGGAAGCTGAACTATCTAACCTTGCAGACGATATGTATGTACTTGAGCAAGATATGCTTGATGAATCGCTGTTAGGTATCGAGCAAGGCCAAGAAAGCCGGAGTATTCGATCTGGGACCATGAATTTTGACCAGTCCGCAGGGGATCGGGAAGGCGTTAAGGTTTATGAGTTTTGGTATAAGCAGAATGAGCGCGTCAAGCTGCTTAAAGGTGAAGGTTCATTCGATGGCACGGTATATGATGCTAAGAATGAAGAACATAAGATCCTTATTCAGCACTATGGCTTTCGTGTAGTTGAAGTGACACGTGAGCAAATGTATTGCTCGATGTACACCGATGACACCGTGTTATATCGCCAGAAGTCACCATACAAGCACAACAGATTCCCAGCAGTACGCCGTTATGCCAATGTGAAGGACCGCGACGGTACTGTGTATGGCGTTATCCGTTCGGTACGAGATCCACAGTCTGATTTAAACATCCGACGCAATAAAGCTTTATTCATGCTGAATACAGTCCGTGTGGTAATGGATGAAGGTGCAGTCAAGGACAAAGAGCTACTTGCTCAGGAAGTGGCACGCTGGGATTCCATCATTGAAAAGAAGCCTGGTGCAGCTTTAGAGATTGCCGACGGCGCAGAACGTGCCAATGCTCAGTTAAATGTTGGTGAGCAGAACAGTGCTTATATCCGTCAGATTTCAGGCGTGACCGGTGAAAACCGAGGGATGGATACTAACGCCACGTCAGGTATTGCAATTCAGGCACGCCAGGAACAAGGCACGGTTATCTCTACTGTCTTAACAGACATGCACTCACTAGGCCGTAAATTGGAAGGTGAGCTAGTCCTATCATTGATTGAACAGTTCTATGACAAGCCGTTCCAGTTCCGTATTACCGCAGACAATATTAAAGACAAGGCAGAATTTGCCAAGATTAATGATGAAGCAGAGCCAGAAACCGACATTACACGTACTCAGTCTGATTTTGTGGTTGCGGAGCGTGACTATCGAACTACCATGCGTCAGGCATTATCCGAGCAGCTTATCTCTACTTCATCGGCAATCGCACAGCACACCGGAAACCCAGGACTGGCCGTATCTATGCTTACAGCTGCTATTGAGCTTCAAGACTTGCCAGACAAAGAGCGTTTAGTGGATGCACTACGCAAAGCAGCTGGTATGCCGCCGTTGAATGAAACGGATGAAGAAAAGCAGCAACGTGAACAGCAGGCAGCGCAGCAAGCCGAAGCTGAGATGAAAAAGCAGATGATGGCGCAGGAATTAGCAATGAAAGAACAAGCCGCAAAAGTGGCCGAACTGGAAGCCAGAGCAGCTAAGAGCTTGGTGGAAAGTGAATTGACCAAAGTTCGCGTACTGTTTGAGAAAATCAATTCGCTTAAATCTGGTATTGAAGCAGGCGCCGTTGCTGCACAAGGTCAGGAAGTATTAC